TAACAGAAATTTGACAGTTTCGCAGTCGTGAGCTCCTCTCTCCTCTCTCCTCCAATCACGACTGTGCAGGGTGGGTAGTTTAGAAATAGACTACCCACTCAACTTATGTTATAATAGGATTATGAAGTTATACACAGTAGGCGATAGTTTCACATACGGTGAAGAACTAGAAGATCGTAATCGTGCATGGCCACATGTGCTAGGCAATTGGCTGGGTTATGATGTTGTCAATGAAGGCAAACGTGGCACAGGCAATCATTGGTGCGTTAAACGCACAATAAATGCTGTTGTACAACACAAACCAGATCTAGTTGTAGTGGGTTGGACCAGTTGTGGCAGACAAGAGTTTAATGACGAACATGGTGCATTCACAATATGGCCAGGTTGTAGTGAACATGCCTATTGGTTAAATCCAGACCAAGCCCGCGATGTGGACAGGGGTACCATAGCACGTTGGCTTACAATGTACAGTGAACCTGTGTATGAATTTCGCAATTGGATACGACAGGTTATACTGTTGCAGTGTTTTTTGAAGCAACACAACATTGAATATAGATTTGTAAATACATTTGATAATTTAAATCTGTTGCAACAGTTAAATCACAGTGCAGATGATTTAATCTCATTGATAGATACAGATTGTTTTGTAGGTTGGCCCAATCAACAAATGGTTGAGATTATGGGTAACGCACCCAAAGGGCCAGGTGGACATCCATTGGAACTAGGACACCAACGAATAGCAGAGAAGATATATGAAACCTTGCATACTACACGTTAAGGACGAAGTTAACGTAAAGATCGAAGGACTGGACTTGGACATGCGGCGCAAGTTGAGCAATCAGTTCAAGTATGAGATTCCTGGTGCACGTTACATGCCAGCAGTGCGTCTTGGACGTTGGGATGGCAAACAAGCCTATTTTCAAATGGGAGGAAGCACCTACATCAACTTGCTGCCAGAAATACTGCCTGTACTTGTAAATGCAGGCTATGAGCCTAGTCTCAATGACACACGCGAATACACCATAGACTATCCTCTAGAGCCTGTGGATGCTGACACTTACAGCGATAGAACTTGGCCCAAAGGACATCCTGTGGCAGGTGAACCCATTGTGTTGCGTGACTATCAAATTGAAACCATCAACAAGTTTGTGGAAAATCCACAGTGCATACAAGAAGTGGCCACAGGCGCAGGCAAAACACTGATGACTGCCGCACTAAGCGAACGTTGTGAGGTACATGGACGTACCATAATTGTGGTGCCCAACAAAAGCCTTGTTACACAAACCGAAGCAGACTACATCAACATGGGCTTGGATGTGGGTGTGTTCTTTGGTGATAGAAAAGAGTTTGGACGCACTCACACCATATGCACTTGGCAGAGTTTGAATGTGTTGCTGAAGAACACCAAGAATCAAGTTGCAGAAGTTACAATACAAGAGTTTTTGGAAGATGTGGTGTGCATTATGATTGATGAGGTGCATCAAGCCAAAGCAGATGCACTCAAAACACTGCTCACAGGTGTGATGAGTCACATACCCATACGTTGGGGACTCACAGGCACCATCCCCAAAGAGAAGTTTGAAAGTGTAGCACTCACATGTTCAATTGGTCCTGTTGTGAATCAAATCAGTGCAAAGGAACTGCAAGACAAAGGAGTTCTTGCAAACTGTGAAGTGAATGTGTTACAATTAATAGACTTAAAAGAACATCAAAACTACCAAAGCGAATTAAAGTATCTGTTAGATGATGAAAAACGCTTGGACTATATTGCAGGCATTGTAGGACAGATAGTACAAAGTGGTAACACACTGATACTTGTTGATCGCATCAGTGCAGGACAAGAATTACAAAAACGCATACCCAACAGTGTGTTTGTGAGTGGTGCTACCAAAGCCGCAGACAGGAAAGAACAGTATGATGAAGTTGCTGAATCTAGTGACAAAGTTATTATTGCTACTTATGGTGTTGCCGCTGTGGGTATTAACATCCCTAGGATATTCAATTTGGTGTTACTTGAACCTGGCAAAAGTTTTGTTAGGGTCATCCAAAGTATCGGCAGGGGAATTCGTAAAGCTCACGATAAAGATTTTGTTCAAATATGGGACATCACAAGCACCTGCAGATTTGCAAAACGTCATCTTACCAAACGTAAGGCTTTCTACAAAGAAGCAAACTATCCGTTCAAAGTTGAAAAAATAGATTGGAACTAAACACATGAGTGAAGAACAAAAAGACTTTAAACCAGGCGAGGCCATGTATGATGCAGGCATGTATTATTTTCATGAAAACTTTAATAACAAAAGCACCGCCACAGTGATCAATTGGATCGTAGATCAAAATTTACAGTCAAAAAACCGACGCAAAAAAGAACTAACACTGATTATTAACAGTCCCGGCGGAAGTGTACACAGTGCATTTGCACTCATTGACACCATGAAAGGCAGTGCTATTCCTGTCAAGACAGTGGGCATTGGATTGATTGCCAGTTGTGGTATCTTAACATTCATGGCTGGTAAAAAAGGACGCCGAGTGATTACACCAAACACCAGCATACTGTCACATCAGTATTCATGGGGCAGTGCAGGCAAAGAACATGAACTGTTTGCACAGGTGCGTGAGTTTGAATTAAGCACAGAACGTATGATTGCACACTACAAAAAATGCACTGGACTTAACGAAAAGAAAATCCGCGAAATACTGCTACCACCACAGGATGTGTGGTTAAGTGCAGAAGAAGCAGTCCGATATGGCATTGCTGACGAAATCAAGGAAATGTATTAATGCGCATACTCACTCTCGAAGACACAGCATTTGAAATGAATGAACTGCCAGACGAAGTAGATGATCTACGTTTTGCAGTGTTGGACAATAGTGACAGTACTAATCCAGATTACTTTTTTATTCCACTTATCTTTTTAGAAAGTTTTAATTCACCAGCTGCAGTAATCGATGTTGCAGGCAATCTAATTAGACTGCCCATTGATTGGAAAATACTCATTGGTGAAAAAGAAGTAGGTGATCTGGAAATGCTTAATCTTTCAAGTCTCAATGACAGAGGCTTTAAAGCATTTAGTTTTAATCCATTGAGTAGTAGGATTCACGAATACTTGCCCATACGCATTGTAGATTTGTACAGTGATGTTAAATGGTATTTTCCAAAACTCAAGCAAGGACAGATATTGGCCATACCCATTGAAACAGTTGAAGGTCCGAGATGTGTGTATGCAGCAAAAGAGATAAACAGGCAGAACGAAATTGTCGACATCACCAAAGCCTGGTAAGACTATTGTGCAACAAGAGTATCGTACATTTATGTTTAGGGTAACACCCACCAGTGATGTTGACTACGAAAGTATAAAAGCAACACATGAACGTATAGAAGCATACTTTAGTGCAAGACCAAGTTTACAACCCTATGTACATAGATATATGGAAATGAGAGATGCTGGCAACAAAGGCCCGCTACAGCATTGGTTGATGCTGGAGTTTGAAAATATTGACGATGCCAACATGTTCAAGTTATACTTTGTAAATGATATAACAACTGGAGGTGTACGTTTTGAGTGACAAGATACCACTGAATGCTATACTAGGTGCACTAGACGCCAAAGACTATGAGTTCTATGATAGACTAACACCCGAACAACAAAAGACTGTGGCACCATTCTTGCTCAACCGATACATGAGCATTGTTAAAGGCAACACAGACCTGTCAGCATACTATTTGTTGGCCACAAACCAGCGTGTGAACACACAGTACTTTGAACTGGCTAAACATCCTAAACTGATATGGCAACTGTTGTGTACTGTGAGTCCTGGCATGGGCAACCAATTTCATCAGTGGGTAGGACACAAAAAGAAAGACAAAGGCAACACCAACAAAGTGCGCAAGTACATAGAACAATTGCATCCCACAGCCAAACGTGATGAGTTGGACTGGTTGTGTACACAGTACACAGAAAAAGATATTAAAGAAATTTCCAAACTACATGGTGATGTATGAAACTGGTATTGGGTTGTAGTTACACTGATAAAGATCAAGCAATCTGGCATGACATATTATTTGACGAACCATATACTGTGTTTGCAAAGGGCGGAGTGGATAATAACTGGATTGCAAGAACAGGATTACATGTAATAAAAGACTACGACAGTGTTTTTGTAATGTTCACTGGACTTAATAGAACAAGTATTCCTATTCCGCAAGATTGCGTTGATAATGGTTATTATTTTAGTTTTCCTATAGGATATGACTACGGACCATATGGAGATGTTAATCTTGTGCAGTCAGGCGGCCCTGCAGGATCTTGGAACGAACAATATCATGGCCCGGCTCGAAGTGTATTCAAAGCAATTCATAGCACTAACTGTAAAAATTACTACAGTCAATTAAATATGTATCATGTTGTGATGTTTTTAAACTATTTGAAAGCACAACATATACCATTTAAATATACCTTTATATACGATATTACCCAGTCTTATCTAGAGCCAAGTTTGGGAAAATGTACTGCATATTATGATCTACTAGATAGAACACATTATATTCCAATAACTCCATATGAATTTGCACTCGAAAAAAACGGCTTTGGGGAAGATGGATTTCATTTAACTACAGATTGCCAGACTGCTTGGGCACACGAGGTTAAAAAATACCTATGAATGACTTTACAAGTATCATAAGAGATGCTATAATAAATCATAAAATGCAAACACAAGAATACACATGTCAATACTGTGGCAAGGCATATCGCAAAGAAAGCACTCTTGCGGCACACCTGTGTGAGCCCAAGCGACGTGCGCAACAAGAAAATGAAGCAGGTGTCAAGTTAGGCATGACTGCTTATTTGCGTTTCTATGAGCTATCACAAGGCAGTGCTAAACTTAAAAACTACAAAGACTTTTGTGAAAGTCCGTACTACAATGCATTTGTAAAGTTTGGCAGACACATGGTTAATATCCGTGCAATTAATACACAAAAGTTTATTGATTGGGTCATCAAACAAAACAAAAAATTGGATCACTGGTGCAAAGATGTATTGTATCAAGAATACTTGTTTGAACACTTGCGTAAAGAAGCAACACAAGATGCACTGGAGCGCAGTTTAAAAACAATGACAGAATGGGCAGAACAAAAAGACAGTGTGTTTAATCATTATTTTTTGTATGCATCAACTAATCGTATTGTGCATGATATCACAACAGGACGCATAAGTAGTTGGGTTGTTTACAACTGCGATACAGGCATAGCAATGCTGGACAAACTTAGCACAGAACAAATTGAATTGGTATTTCCTTACATAGACCCAGACTTTTGGAAACGTAAATTTGTAGACTACTATGCTGACACAGAATGGGTCAAGCACATACTCAAGGAAGCAGGATTATGAAAATATTAATATTTGGATTACCCGGTTCGGGCAAGAGCACACTGGCAGAACCATTTGCAGAACTCATTGGCGGTATATGGATCAATGCTGACAAGGTAAGAGCACATTATGATGATTGGGATTTCTCACCCGAAGGACGTATGCGCCAAGCACAACGTATGAAACATCTAGCAGATGGTGTTGTGTTGGCAGGTCGTATTGCTGTAGCAGACTTTGTGTGTCCTACAGAAGCTGCAAGAGCAGAGTTTGCCCCAGACTACACAGTGTGGATGGACACCATCAGTGAAGGTCGTTTTGAAGATACTAATAAAATGTTTGAACAACCACCACAATGCAATTATCATGTTGCAAAGTGGTTTGATAATACCCACGAACAATTAGTCCAAGTGGTAAAAGCCTACATGGAGAGAAATAAAGATGTTTGATTGGAACAAACCCACAACACAAATGCTTGGAAGGTGGCAACCATGGCATGATGGACACACAGAGTTGTTCAAACGTGCTCTAGCAGAAACAGGACAAGTTGTTATTATGGTGCGTGACGTTGGTGGTATCATAGGCACCGATGCCGGTGCCGGACGCACTGTAGCACAAACAGACAATCCTTTTGTTTACGAAGAAGTGTGGCATGGTATCAGAGATGGACTGCAGGCCGCAGGCTACAACTACAGCGAACAATACATCATCATGCGTGTGCCCAACATTGTGGACATTAGTTACGGTAGAGGTGTAGGATATACCTTTACAGAACATGATTTAGGTGCTATAATACATGATATAAGTGCAACAAAGATC